TTAGATTTTAATGCTGCAGCTGCAATTGCTTGAGCTCCACCTCCACCACCACCACCAGCTACGATAGCGTCTAGTCCTTGAGATAATGCTGCATCTGTTTCTTGTGCTTGAAAGTTTGAAGCTTGTTGATTTACAGTTGCGTCCTCCATTACGTTTTCCGCTCCTGCAAACTCATTTTTCATTTCAAAGTTATCAAATGCTTGTTTTGCTTGTTGTTGTTCCGCTAGTGCAGATGCTGCCTCTCTTTTTCGAGCGCCTCTACCTGCTAGTGATCCAGCTATTTGTCCAACTCCTCCTATTATTCCTCCTATTGCTGATGCCATTTCTAATGTTTTATTAATAATTCGTGACTGGTTCCCATTGAAGTGAAACCTGATTTTGTATACTTGTCAAGTAGAACTCCAGTTTTGGCCCAAGCAAAAGAATATTTAAATCCCATGTCTTTTGCAAAGTCTTTTGTAAAGTCTACTAATAACTGTAATGCGTCACTTCTGTCATTGTCTTTGTAGTATCTATCCGATACAACAACAGCTGGAATTGCAGTTTTTGAGTTTGTTGTATAAAGAAACATTGCCGCTATAGGGTCGTTCTCTTTACACACCATGAAGCCTCCTAGTCCATCATTTGGAAGGAAGTCTCTTTGAATTGGCTCTTGATCGTAAGCTTCCCACCAACTAGGTAGGAAACTCCAATCTCTTTCTATTAATTTTCTTACTTGTAATTTAATTTAATTTGATGATATTTTAGTTTCACTGTTTACAGCGAATAGTTCTGCTTTAGTTTCTAAAGCGTATTGAAGTATTACTTTATTATAAAATCCTTTAATTCCTGATTTATCTTGAGTACCGTTTATAAATACCGTAGTGCCATCGTCTGCAACTACATCGCCTAACCCTAAATCTGTTAATCCGTAAGTAGGTATTTGACCAACTATAGGTGCAAAATACTTATCTTCCTTCTTAACAAAAGGCCATGTGTTAGCTATAACGAGATCTTCACTATCTGTATCAATAGATGTTGCAACCCATCCTGGGGTTCCTTCATAACCTAATGTTAAGTAATCTTTTAAAGCTGAGGGATTATCATTTAAGATAACTTCAATTTCAGATACATAAGATGCAGGTAAAAAATCACCAGGATTATCTGGATCAGGTTTAACGGGTAGATTATAAAAGTGATTCCTTGGAACTGTGTTTGAATTGTGAACAAACATTTTACCACCTTTATAAGTGTAAAACTTATTGTTCATTGATAAACCGTCTTCAGGTACATAAGAAACCCTACTAGACCATCCTCGTCGAGCTGTTTCGTATCTCCAAGTGATATTATTAGTTTCACCTGTTATAGCGTCCTCAGCGTCAATCATGGCGTCATTTTGGTTATAACCTTGCATAGATAGCATGTACGAACCAGAGTAATCATCATAAGCTCCTACTAGTTTAGTAGCAGAGTGTAATCGATCTCTAAAATGATCTTTCAATCCATTAGAACTAACTTCGTTTATTTGCCCATTTCCAGGAGTAACCTGTAGTACAGCACCTCTATTAGCATCTGTAATCCAAAAGTTATTACCATAACTTGCAAAAGATTCAGGATTTTTAGATATACCATACTCGCCTACGAATGGTGTGGTCTGTCCTAACACTCTGTTAGAAGCACTCACGTTGCCGCCACCGTCTGCATTAAAAAGTAAATCCTTATCCGCTAGTATTCTAAATATCTTGTCCTCACAGGCTGCTATAATGTTTGTATCACGTGTATGCAGCAACTGTAAGCTTCCATAGTTAGGCTCTAGTTCTTTTGTTATTCCATCGGCTGTTATAAACTGATTCAGTCTATTAGTATCTGTTCTTCCGTTGTAGATTCCTGACCATGTTAAACCGTAAGGTCTTTTTATGACTGAGTTTCTATCAGTAGGCACATTAACTTTAACACCTTTAACTAGTTGAACTGTATTAAACTTATTAAAAATTCTAGTAGTTTCAAGATATACACCAGCATTTAAAGGCTGAACTTCTGCAATTGAGTTAAACCAATCTATTTTGTTATCACATCCATGCTGCGTACAAACACAAAACGTTTCAGATGACTCCCAAAACAAATCTAAATTAGACTCGTTAGTAGCAGGTTCTGTTTCAAACCAAAGCTGATTTAATGTTTCTAACTCGCCATCATATGAGAATTCAGATTGCGTTGTTTCTAAACCATTTCTGGCTGCTCTAACAAAGAATCTACCACCTAATCTTTCTATAGCTTGGTCTGAGGTATTTGTACTGTATAATTCAAACGTTGGGTTAGATGGTATATTTACAGGCAAACCGCTATTTCCAGTAGCCACTAGACCAACGTCTCCTTCGTTTATTGTATATACGCCACCAAAAGTAATATCCAATTGCTTACCATTGTAACCACGTATTGAGTTTACTTTAAGATAAGTGTTTTCGGGCGCTATATATGTGGTTGTGCCAGATGTTTTAAATCTAACATATAAATCATTAGTTAAACGAGTTAAGTCTGCGGTTGTGTCACTATTATCTACGTTAGTAATAACTTCGTCAATAGGATTAACTTCAGGTTGATTTTGTCTAATAAAACCATTAAACTCGTCTATAACTTGGTTTTGAAAAGTAAGCCTTGCACTTCCCGAGTTACTATTGCCCTCTGTTCTAAGCCCCATTAATGTATTACCTATTGTTTGAGTAGTGCTTACGTCATAAGCAGCATGCCCAAAATTACCTACATTGCTTAAAGTGACGTTAGATAAAATTTTTGATAGTTGAGATTTAACATCATCAGGTGCTTCGTTGACAATGTCCTGAACTAAAAATCTTTGTTTACTTGTTGAGGTTACAGCATTGTTTCTTCTAAGCACTAAAGTTGAAGCCTCATTATCTCCAGGACCTCCTGTTACTTTGTTCCTATCTGTTGATTGAAATTCAATCCAAATAAATTCACTATCGGAATCTAAGCTGGAGCCATCGTTATAAATATTATAACTAATTAAGTTGTGAAAATCTGTAGAAGGATCTTTAATAAAGTATCTATATCGGTCTGCCCATGGTGGTGCAGCTGAATTAATTGTAGTTTGTATCTGTTGTCTTGATGGCTGATTAAAAGCGCTAATCAAAGGCGACTGTTCTATTATGTTTCCATTAGTTTGTGTAATAGATCCTGCTTGAAGCATTGCTCCTTGACGGCCGTAAGCATCTATGTACGCAACTCCTACTTCATATTGCCTATTACCTTTAACATGTAAGCCATCTCCTGTACCAGCAGTTACAAAAACGTTTGTTAAGTCTAAAGCTGCAGGCTGATCAAATCCTATTTGATAATTACCATACACTAATCTATTAGCTGTAATCTCTTGAGCTTTAGCTAATTGAGGTACCTCATCATAAGGTCTACTAAGTTGATTAGCTGGCAAAGCACTATATATTTTTCTAGCTGATAATTGATATCTTAATGGTAATAAAGAATAATCATGAGGATATCTTGGTGCTCCAGTATTTGGAATCCTACCTCCTGTAGTATCAGTCTCATATGATGGACCTAATATAAAATCATGGCCTCTATGTTCTAGCGGTAAGTCTAACGTTTCAAGTACATATATAGTAGAACTAATAGATTCAGTATATAGTAGCTCAACAGCTACAACGTCTCTAGGACCTCTAGGTATTTCATTAAGGTTTATTTTACCAACATTGTTGTACATGGTGGTGTTGTATCCTTCTATAAAATTAGCTTCTTCACTGGAGTACACGGCATTACCTTGGCTAGTCCAAACAGGAGGCGCAGGATCAAAATTAACATTTGGTGCAGTAGGTACTCCAACGGTTGATGCTGCTACCCAAGATCTACCTCCACTATTAACAACATCCCCAATAGCATATCCAACTGTATTGTCAAAATTGTTTTGCGATGTTGTTGGTCTAGTCTTTGGAATTACTGCAGGTTGTGTGAATGGAGCGTATGGACTATATTGCCCATCTTCATACTGCCATCTATAACTAAACCTAGGGAATATTTTTTCAAAAGGCGCATCCGGTTGTAATAGCTCTTCTGCAGTAGTTGGATTGTATTCTTCTAATTCTAATGTAATAGGTTCCCACGGGTGTAACTTTATAACAGCAATATCTGCTTCATTAAAGTCGACACCTCTTATACTCGTAGATGGCCTTGTAGTGTGATCATAAGCTTTAAATCTATCTATCTCAAGCTTCTTGGGTTCGTTAAGATTGTCGGTCCAGTAAAGGTTTCCGTCAATAATATTGACCCCAGTAATTAAGTTCTCTTCTGAAAAATTTAATACTCCCATTAAGTTTGTGGTCTTATTTCTACTATTACAGTAATATTCATGTCGTCAGTGTTCGCATCGTACCCAAGATTATCAGTAGCATTAAGAGAAAGTATACCATTAATATTCCCAATTCCTTGAAACTTAAACGTTTGCTGAATAACTCCTCCGCCTACAGGTGCTTCCATTAATGGATTTGCTGCTGAATTAAAGCCTTGCCCTAAACCTGTTGAAGTAAAAGTAAGTCCATGAACTGTTCCTAAATCGTCCCAATCAGTACCTCCATCTGTGCTGTTAGCTCCACCTCTAGTTTGCGCCATAGCCAGCTTAACAGGTCTATCTTGCGTTGGTCTGACTGGTGTTACACCCCACGGGTGTATTGTTATACTCATTTCCCATAAACCTCCTCCAGCAAATTGAAAACTAACCCTATTTTGTCGTTTAGAAAGTCTTCCTGGTGTAGGGAAAATAGCGAACGGTCCACTGCCTGGTACAGTAAGCCAGTCAAGTAAAGCACTCGGTGTGCCTCCCATAAATATTGTAGGTAGCGCAGCTCTTGTTTCAAAAACAACTGTGATTGAATTTGATACAGTGTTCCCGTTAGGGTCAGTGTATGTTCCTGTTACAACGCGTGTTTGAGCTGTATGTCGTGTAAATTGTTGTTGCCAACTAAGAAGATCTTCAAATTCTCTGCGACTAGCTAGCGTTACATCATTTCTATCTTGAAACCCTAGCCCATCATCAACGGTAAACACAACTTGTTCTCCGTTACCATCTGGTATTACTGGCGCAGTTTGGCCTGGAAGAAGAGTGTAGCTAAGATGTGCATGCAACACTACATTTGAATCTGTAAATACAGGTCCGCTTTGAGTTAACACAAGAGATGGTCCTGGTGGTGGATCTGGAACAACAAACGGAGTTGGTCCCACGATTGGAGGTGGAGTTGGTGCTACTGTTCTAATAAAATCTTGTCCTATATTAAAAAAGCAAACAAGACCTCCTACAGTTAATGAAGGTTGCCCTCTTCTCGCGGAGTTAGCTGAAGTTATTTGATCTACTAATGTAAATTCTTGTACAAATGTACAAACGTTTACATTCATTGTAGCACATGTAGTAGCTCCGTCAGCAAGAATCCAATTGTTACCTTCGTTGCTAAATGCGACTGTTTCGTAATGAGGTGCATTTACTCTAACTTGACCTGAGGCTCCTGTAGCTGCAAATGTTCTATCAGTTTGATCTAAGCATTCAATTATAGATACTCTTCTGCGTTCTGTGACTTGGTCATTACAACCAGTCATCCCTATTTTTATCTCACAGTAGTATTCACCTGAGCTAGCCACAGATGTTAAATCTACTTGATACTCTTTAGCGATAGCGCCAGTAATCTCAACTGCACCACCTCCAAGTAAATCATCAAAAAACCATTGATAATGTAAACAAGCTGCTAATTTGTGAAAGATATGAATCTCCACGTTATCAGCGTAAACCCGCGCTGTTAAAGGCACGGGTACTGTTGAATTTATATGTTTATATGTTGTCATTTTAAGAATGTGTTGGTAAAGGACAATTATCTCCGCCTTGTAATCCGCCTCCAAAGTCAATGCTACCTGTTCTTCCTGATACTTGATTCCCTTGAGAATCACAAGGTACATAAGTTATATTATAAGTTATATCAAAAGTCCGTGGTGACACTAAAGCGAAAAGTGATCCACCGCCAGTCACTGCCGAGTAAAAGAATCCTGTATCTGAAGTGATAGTGTAATTACAATTCGCGAATGAGGCTGGTGGATTGGAAGTTGCAGTGGCTGAATTTCTTGTGATAGTCACACCAAGATTCGATACTGCGTCCACTACTGGTATATGAAATACTCCATTAGCATCTGAGCCTGCTACTTCCGAAGTAAAACAGTTTGCATTAACAGGTCCTTGACCTCCATCAAATGGGTCTCTGTTAGTCGCTACGGCATTAAAGGTAACCTCCGTGTGACTTGCATTAGCGCCTACATCAAAAGTAATCGTGAAATCAGTATCACCTATGGGTAAACTACTAGGATTAGGGAAGGTTTCTCCATTGATATTCGTAGGTGAAGTTGTTATACCACCCGCTCCCATTCCGGCGGAAGCTTGAACGCCATTAGCAGCAAAGTTAGAAGTTATTCTTAATACGAAAGAATTACCTGTTGATCCTCTTACAACAGATGTTGGTAAACCATTAGGTAGAGAGAATATAAAGTCGCCTACGAATGGTACTGCCTCAATTCCACCACCAGTCCAAGTTACAGTTATAGTTGCATCCGCAATAGGATTCCATGTTCCTGATATAGTAACCGAAGCTGCGTTGGTTCCAGTAGTTCCTCCGGTAACTGCACCAGCTGTTACACCTGCAGGTAATCCCGATACTGTAAAGGTAGGCGCTGTTCCGCTCCATTGAAAGCCTGAGCTTGGAGTTATAGTTGATTGAAAAGATATTGGTTCTGGAGTACCTTGAATACCTTGTTCGCTGCCAATACCACCAGCAACTGAAGAGTTAGTCACTCCTCCGCCTGTACTAGCTGATAAATTATGAGTAACAATTGCTGCGGTTGAGAATACAACAGTATAGGTTGCTGTAGCAGAGCCGTTATCATCTGTAGCTGTTACGCTACCGTTTATAGTTGTACCTGTCCCACTAACTGATATGCTAGAAGTTGTTTCACCAGTGCTCCAAAGAAATGAAACCGTTCCAGTTGCTGCTCCAGCACTAGCTGTTAGTGTAACCGGAGAAGATGCGTCAGGAAATGTTCCTGCTCCACTTATAGATACAGTTATATTATTAGGTGGTGGGGGTGGCGGTGGATATGTGCATGTATCAGCCGTGTTAGCACTTGAATTATAATTACTGGCAGACGGATCCATACAACCGTATACTCTAGGTATACAAGTTCCATTGTCAAATTCTGCAGCTGCATTATAATTAAAAGCACCTGTATTTGTACATCCCCCTACCGGTGGAGTAAATACAATGTTTATGTTAGGTCTCATGTTAGGATCATCCGGTGTTAGATCCAAGAATGGTCTTAACTCAGGAGCACATTGAGGTTTTACTTTATCTCTTCCAACCGAATCAATTAATATAGTACTAACACTATCATTAGGTTCATCGTATTCATAAATAGCATCTGTAGTTGCGCCTTTATTAAACCAATATACTTTATCGTTATTAGGGTCTCTAACCGAACCAATAGTAGTACCTACAATAGTTGTTTGGCCAGCTATCTCTTCATTTCCTTTAAGATTTTCAACAGCACCAACATCTCCACCTTCAGACTCTCCAACGTTAACGTTAAGAGCATCTCGGTAAGTTCCCGGCGGTAGCATGCGAGCATCTACGTCTCGTTCTATCTTAGCTTGATTAAATAGTCTTTTAACTTCTCCCATTTGATTTGTTTAGTTATATTACTTAAAGATTGCATTATTATTATAAAAACACACGTTACACCGAATTATATTCAATGTAACGCGCGCATATGTATATATTACTCAAAAACTTAAAAACAGATAATTTAGTGTTTTATCCACTTAGCTTTTCCTCTCATTACCTGAGCTATTTCAGCCATATCATAGTCTTGTAATCTTATCTTGGTATTCCTCATTTTAGCACTTGCTTCTTTCTTATATAAAGCAACTGCCATTGCAGCAGACGGTCTAACCTTACACAGGTTATATATAATGAAAGCATACATAGCGTCCTCAGCTAGTTTGGGTATCATAACGTTACCTAAATCCCCGTTATCAGCTAAACCATCAGATATGTAATGAAAGTTGATTAGAGAGTCCGTACCGCGCTCTATTGAACTATCGAAGAACACAACACCTGCATCGTTATCAATGAAGTATGTACCTGAAGAGTTTGAGTGAGATGGGTTACTTCCAAACCTAGCATTAAAGTAAGAGAAGTTGTCATCGTTAAAATTGTTATCATAAAAGTCTTGAGCTGTGCCTCCGTCTGGAACTGCAGCTTGGAACTTTTGTATACCTTCGGTATCTCTAACAGTTTGATTTGTCCCTGCAAACGGATCAAATACGTAATTATAATTTGCATCCTGTATGAAAGACGAACCGTTAGTGACGTCTTTAGCAGGCATAAGTAATATGTTAGTACCTTTAGCTGTTGTTAAAGTTATTTTGTTTAGATTAACATAATCTTGAGGCAAGGGGAATTGCCCAGCAGGACCTAATTCTATTTCAATAGACTTGTTTGAACGCAATATATCGTAGCTAAACTCTTGCATACATCTCTGAGCCCAAAATTCAACTTCATACTTAGGGACTTTAGATATTATCTTACCATCACCTGTATAAGCCACTATAAAGTTATTTACAACATCCTCTATTGAAGTTCTACTGTAATAACCTAGCCCTTGAAAGTTAGCTGGTATATCAGCTACTCTAGATTCAAAGTCTGCGTAATAACCTAATTCAGTATGTACTTTTCTTGATATAGCCATTATTGTTCAGATTGTATTATTTGTGTTTCTTTTTGTGCAGCTATCTGAGCTACGTCTATAGCTTTAATTGATACTCCGGCTAAACCTACTATTTTAGCTACTAGTTCTGTTTCTTCAGACTTATGTAATTCAAAGTTGCTATACACAACATTTGCAGGAGTAGCGATTATTTGACCTGCTACTGATGTACCAACCCAAACCGGATCGTTTGGTCTACGCACGTAACCTATAGTAGCTTGTACGATAGCTGTTGGTTTAATTACAACACCACCTTCATGCAGTATGTATACTGGACTACTGATACTTGGCCTAGTAAGAGGAGCTCTGTTTACAAAAGAAAAATCTCTGTCAGATATTTCCTGAGCAAATACACCTTGAACATAGATAGAACCTAATCTGTAAAAGTTTAAAGGCCATTCGTAGTAATCTCCAATGTTGTTTCCTACTGCATCCACAAAAACGATTTCATCCATAACAGCATTGTTATGAAAGTAAGATATTTTCTCACCTACACTACGAACAGTATCCGAGTAATCTGATTCATTGCTTGCAGCTCTATTGGCTGCTGAAAAGTAAGATTCGAATATTTCGAGTTGAGATTGTCTAGCGTAGTCGTTGAACTCTCTAGGTGTTACATACCCGCGATTTTCTTTGTTCAGTATCGTTAATACCGTCTTGTAAACGTTGTCTATATTTACCATTTATCTATTTGTTTATTTAGTTGGTTATGGTTAACCGAATAACCACAACCTGGTTTTTATGAAAGTTTCTTTTCAATAGCTTTCATAACGTCCACTCCACTATCTGTTTTCAAGAATCGTGCGAATGCCGCGTAAGGGTGTTCATCAAAGGGAACTGTCATTACTTTTTTACCGTTAGCTGACCATTTAAATGTAGTGTTATCATCTGTTAGTTTCATGATTCCAACTTCAACAGCTCTATTAGCTAAATTACGAAGTTTTATATCTTCATCCTGAGCAAGCTCTATGAACAATGCTGGCTCATCTCTAGCAAACATATAACAATCTCTTTTAATCTCCTTAGAAGTCATCTTAACAACCTCAGATCCAACCTCAGTTCTTAGTATAGCTTCAAGGTGTTCAACTTCTAGTTCTTGAACTAACTTCAATGCTTCCATTTCAAGTTCAATCATTTCTACCTCGTCAATAGCTTCTTGTGCAAAGTCTAATTCTTCATATATATTTCCTTTACCAGGATGATGTATAGATAATAACTGTTGCAATAAGACATTGTTTCTAGGTACGACAATTGTTCCATCTTGGAATATAACATGTGCTAGTTGCGCAAAGCTATCTTGTTCGTCTAAGAATAAAGACTTTTGATTCGTAGCGTAACGAATCTCTCTGTTTACGTTCAATTTTTCATCAAAAATAACGATGTTTGAACTTTTAATTTTATAGGTTAATGGTGACATACCATTTGAAAGAACATAAGTTCTCTCTTTCAATTCCCAATTTTTCATAATATATAATTTAATAAGATAATAAATTACCCCCGTCATTACAACGAGGGTGAATTTACATAGTTTTTACTCTTGTCTAATTCTTATTTCAATAAGAAGAAGTTGTTTGCTCCTTGTGTAATCAAAGCACGTTCAGATAAGAAATTAACTCTCATTTCGTCAATGTCAGAAGTTTGTGCACCACCAACAGATCCAGTTAACCAAGTTTTTAATTTTCTATCGTCAGTCTCAGAAGAACGGTAACGTACGTGTAAGAATGGACGCTTGATGTTTTTACCAAGATCTTGATCGTATACAGTAGACGTTCCAGCAGGAATGATAGTTCCTTCAACATCTCCAAAACCACCTCTTGTTGCGAAGTCATTTAAGTATTTCCAGTCAGTCTTGTAAAAGTCATAAGAACCACGACGGAAACCAGAGAAGCCTAAGTTTAATGCCATATCTTCTTCGTTGTTGAATACTCCGTAAGAAGTACCACCAGCTCCGTAAGAATTTTTAGACGCTAAAACATCATCAATTGCTAAAGAAAGATCACGGTTTGCGTAGATCATATTTTCTTCAATAGATCCGTTCTTGTCTAATTGCTTAAGGATAACATCGAAACCATCCATTGTTGGAGTTCCACCACCTCTAAGGTCAGTAGCAAGATCAGTGTAAACATTACCACGAGCTTCAAGAGCTGCGAAGTAACCTTCAGATCCCTGTACAGTAGCTGCACCAGCAGCAGTAAGCTTAACTGACTCAACCATAGACATTTCTAGGTAGTCCTCAAATCTTTGGCGAGTTTCGTGCTCAGACTTTAGGTACCATAGGTATCCAGATTTTCCACCATTACCTTCAACTTCAATCCATCCGATTTGAGCAGTGTCAGAACCGCTGATAGCGTAGTTGTCTTTTAAGATAATTGGCTTGTTAGTGTAAGAGTTGTAGTCAGCGTCAATTGATCCAACCATTCCGGCAGATCCTTTAGCAAACTCAGATCCGTAAACAACAGCAGTTGCAGCAGCAAAGCCAGCAGCGCCTGTTACAGCAGCCCAGTCAGCAGCAGTGTAAGGAAGAGCAGTAAAGGTTCCAGTACCACCAGCAGCGGTTACACCAGAAACTGTTACAACACCTTTTACAACTGGTCCAGTATGTGCACCAGCAGCAGTTAATCCTTGAACCATGATAGTTTGTCCTACTCTCATAACTGGAGCAGAAGTAGCTTCAACGCCAGCAGGGTAAGTTACTGTGAATACGTTAGTTCCAGCAATTTGAATGTTATCGTAACGTGTGTGAAGACGTCCTTGTTCTACCCAACGAATCTCGTCAGAAGTTGAAGGCATCTCAGCAGATACTAAACGTAAGAAAGAAGTAATAGAGCGATTTCCGTAGATCTCAGCTTCTTTTTCGTATACATCTGGTAAAAATTGTTTTGTAAAGTCGAAATCATTAATATAATTTCCTTGAAATAATTGTCCTTTTGTTTGAGAAGGTTGTAAGTTCCCAATTCCAGTAGTTAATGCCATTTTTGTGTTTTTTAGTAATTTTGTTTAAACTTAGATTTATTTTCTAAGTCTCATTTTTAATTTAGAGCTAGTGTCTCCTGATACAACTTTGAATTTCTGTCCGGTTGTAGATTTTACAGTACCTTCTTGTCTGGGATCCATCTTGATATTTTTAGAGTCCTTAGCGGACTTACGAAGAGCATCGGCACGGCCTTGCTCATAAAAATGTTCTGCTAGTTTGTCTGCATTTCGTGCAGCAAATAAAGCTTTGTGATACCCTTTGGCATTGTTAATCTGTCCATCTTCTCCTAGAAAATTACCTACAAAGTTATTGATATCTGATTGTTGAGTTTTAACCTCATCAGTATTACTAACTTTAAAACGATATTTATCACTTCCAACCTGAAAGTCAAATCCTTTAAAGTCTTCATTAAAGACATCACTTGTTTTTTGTAAGAAAGATTCAGTTGCCTTCTTGGAAGACTCTTCACTCTTTTGATACTCTGTCTGTGCGCTAAGGGCTTGCTGGTACTCTTGAGGAATATCATTTTGCTTATTCAACTTGATGTCAGCATAATACTTCTCTTTGTTTCCTTCTAAGAACCGCTTAGCATTGTGTAATTCTTCTTTAAACGCTCGTTTCTTTGAACGTATATCTCTTGGGTCATCGTCATCATCGTACGAGAAGTTATCTTCCATGTACTCATCAACTTCTTTCCCGTCCCAAGGTTTTGATTGTTTATAATATTCTCTAAGTAAAGAACCATCATCGTAAGCTTCTAGATCTCTATTCAATAATACATAGTCTTCAACCGAACCTCCTGTTTCTTCCATAAACTTTACAAGCTTATCAACATTTTCAGGTAATTCAATTTGTGGTATTGTATTCTGTACAAGCTCTTCGGCTTCTTCAATAACGGGCTTTGATTCAGATACTTCCTCTTCGTCATTAACTAACTCAAGAGGAGAATCTTCTTCAACAATTTCAGCTTCTTCATTCTCAGCTTTAGGTTCAACCGTTGGCTCTATGGCCTCTTCTGGTGTTTCACTTGGTGTAACATCCTTTAGTTGTCCTAAATCATCTAAGACTATCTTAGGCACTTCATCGTTGCTCTTACCAGCAGCTTCTGGGGCAATATCCCCAGACTCTACCGCTTTATCTAATACTTCTTGTTCTCGTGACACTGTTGATGTTTCTTCGGTTTCAACAGCACCTTTAATTTTCCATTCCTCACTCATAATTTAATAATATATAATAGTTAGTAATACTTTAACTCGGTTCGAATCTGCTCATATCAAATCCTCCAAGAACATCGTTCCCTTTAGACTCGAATGATTTCGAAGGTTTAGCTGTTGAAGCTGGACCTGTAATATCAGATTCTGTTAATTGACCAGAAGCTATTTCTTTCTTAGCCTCTAGCTCCATGCTCTTTAATTGAACATTCAAATCAAATTCAAACTGCATTAGTTCTCTTTTAGTCTGAGCTTCTACTTCAAGCATTTTAATATCAAACTGCACTTGAGCTTGAGATAATTTAATCTTAGACTCTGTCTTAATAGTTTCAGCTTGCGCTTTTGCCATTTCAGCCATTTGAGCAGCCTTACCATTAGCTTCAGATTGAGCAGCAATGTTTCTCTCAGCTTTCTCTTGATCTGCAACTTGTTTTCTAGCTCTTCTATATTTTAATAATTGATTAGCTAGTTTTATATTCTTTATTTGTCTTACATCAATAACATCTTCTAATTGTATCTGATCTCTTGATAAAGCTAATTGTATGTTGTTTTCAACAAGTTGCTTTTCGTCTTCGTCAGGATCTAATTCTAAGAATATACCAAAGTCATGTAAGTGTAATCTATCAAGTTCCTTTAAAGCACCTACACTAAATCTTCCAATCCCACTAACCATAGCGTCTCTCTGTGGGTGAAACTCCATTATATCTTTCAATCTAACAGCAATAGCTTCTCCAAGAGTAGTCGTTATATATAGTGAACTATGTAGTATATGTCTTGTTGCTGTGTTTGAATTAGCAGCTGCAAGCTTTTGAACTCCTACGAGTGCATACTGATCAGGGTCAGATCCGTCTCTAGCTTCATTTAAGCCAGTTACATCTCTAATCATGTTCAAGTAGTAATTGTAAGCTTGAATAAGCAGTGTAGACTGTTGTCCACCACCACCAGGTAATTCCTGTATAGGTATCTTACCAGCATTCATTTCACCATCAACCGTCATAGATCTACCAATAACAGAACCTGTTTGGAAGTATAGATTAAGAGCTTCTTGTGGATTGTAGTTAGTACCATTACCTAAATCAATCTCAGCTAAACCATCAGCATCAAGATAAACACCAGATGGTGTCATTCTTTGTAATACTTGTTGTAGTTTTAAGTGAGTCAATTGAATTAAATCAGCATACGTTACCATTCTGCTAACTAAACTCTCAAGGTTACCTTTATACATTCTAGGAGCACTAGCAATGTAGTTCATCATAACCTTATTAGTATTCGAATCAGGACGAACCATATTAGAAGCTTTTTCCCACTTAAGAATCTTATCTGATCCTAAAATAGTAACACCTTCAAATATAACCTCTCTTGCAACAGCAACTTTTTCAAATCTATTTCTTTGATCTTTAGGCGGATCAAAAGTATCATCTTTCTTGATAGCTTTACTAGCGCCAGTAGATGTCTCTTTAATCTTATGAACACTCTTTTCCCAAGTCTTCCAGTTAAAGTATAATACTGACACTGAATTACTGTCTGCACCACCTGTATCATTATTACTAGATCTCTCAATAAGCTCTTTAAACTCTTCGTCTGAAATATCAGGAAATTGTTTTTTAAGCTCGTTTGCTGTAATAGATTTAACTTCACCAAAGTAATACACATCTTCAAAGTTAGGATCTTCTGTGTAAGAATAAACTAAGTTAGCAGGGTCTACGTACTCAAGGTTAACACCATCAGTATTGTTAAACGTATGTTTAGCGCATGAAATACCAATAACTGTTTGATCGTAATCTAAACGTTTCTTAATCTCGTGATACTTATTCTTTTTAAATACATTATCAATAGCTTGCTCAATAGCAATCTCGATGCTCTGCTTGTATCCAATTTGCATGTGCAACTCTAATTCTTCAGCATTTGCAGGCAAGTCTTCAGCTTTAACGTTTCTGGTATTGATACCTAATGTGGATTCAATATCATTAATCATCTCCTGAGCATTCATGTCTTCTAATATGTAGTCAACAAAATCAGTTCGTTCTTTAGTTGATGTTGGATCTTGTGCAAAAGCTTTAATAGTAAAAAGCCTGTCTTGCATACCGTTAACCACTATATCTACAAACTTAGGTATAATAGGTACTGGTGTCCAGTCTAAATTAAGATAAGATAAGTCTCCATTAACTGAAAATTCATCTTTATATTTAGAGGTAGATTGCTCTCCTCTAGCATATAGCCTTAACTTGTGAAAGTTTCTTTGAGATTCTGCGAATCTACCACTCCCTGTTTGTTTTCTAAACCATTCGTTGTGAATACCTCGTGCCACTTCCAATCCGTACTCCATGCTAGATTTCTTAGCATCTGATACAGCTTGGCTGGGAAATTGGGATACTTGTCCTTTAGCTTCTGCCATTTTTATTGTATTATTTTACTACTCTGTCCTGAGTTATTATATCTAGAGAATCCGAAATCAACTTTCTTAACCTCTCTAGTGCTTTTAGAAGCATACAAGTGTCTCTGGCAAGCCATTATAGCTAAACCAGAACTAATTGATGCATCAAACTTTGTTCTATTATTAATATCAAATCCTGCCCAGTCTTCAAGAGTTCTTTGAAAGTACATCTTACCACAATCACCATTATCATTTAGACCAACATGATCTTCTATATAACTTTCTATTGCAGCGGCATGCGCTTGCTTTATGTCCTCTGACGAATTGGGTATACCACCTAATTCTTTTTCAGTAACTGATAACTTGCTACGAACCTTGTCTGGTCTATTCATTGAATAACCTCGATAGCCTCGTCTTTTAATATGATATAATAACCTCGGTTTATTGTTTTCCGCTAATATCGGCATTCCATAGAATATCATTGACATCAATACATCTTCAAAGAATATCTCAGCCGTTTGAGGCCTTGCTATATATTCTAAAAAGAATTGACTTGAAGGAACTTCTGCAAGCATACTGAAAGCAGTAAGCCCGTGAAGTGCTCCGTTTGATCCACTTCCATCAACAGTACCGCTAATATCATAACTGTCACATCCAAAAGCTCCAAGGTTTTTATTTCCAGGGTGCTTGATTCCGTTCTTCATTATAACATTGTTTTGCATGCTAAGTGGCGGAAGCCAAGATACTCTAAACCTACCGTTAGGATTAGGGCTAAACTGAACTTCAGAGTCTTTAACTCCGTTCTTCCAATGAAATGATCCTGTTGTAACATAACCACTCTTTGTAAGCTCTTCGTTAAAATCTGTTTGTTCGTATATTTTATTTAAGTTGAATAAAGACTTTGCTATCTCATCTCTGAATGCATGCTTCTCTGATCTTGGAAACTGTCTATAATATTCATTTAATCCGTCGTTGTTATCTCTAAGCCCATCTGCTTCATTCTCCCAATGCTCGATAACTCCTGAGTAGATAAGCTCATTGTCAATTCCTTTGACTGGCTTTTCTGGGTTATCGAAGACAGGAAATCCATACATATCAATGAATCCCTCGAAGTTCCATTCCATAGGTATGAACAAACTATATAATCCACTAGCAGTCTGCCCGTTACGGTTTCGTTTCCTAACGTCTGAGTCATAGTATAGTTTTTTAAAATTACCTCCACCTTTCTTAAGAGCATTTGATGTTGATCCCATCATACACTTACCAACTATCTTAGCACCAAGCCTTAAACAAGTTTTAGTTACTCGCCAGTTATTAAGTATATTATCAGGACGTTCCCATTTACCAGATTCATCGTGAACTAGTAGTCTTAATTTTTCTCCATCGTACGAGTTGTCGCCCGTGTTCTTCCAGTCGATCGTTGTATCAAGACCTTTTTGGTTGTCTTCCTCATTCGTTTCCTTAATGGATTTACGGGTGAGTCTTCTTGACGGTACCTTGTATGATAGCTCCGTCTTTGGTCTTTCCATTCCGTCTTGCGTCGGTTTAAAGAAGAAGGGGTAGTTAGATGATATCGGGACAACTTTGTCTGTAAACATCTTTTTAGCATCTGCCCCGGACTTTGATAAGATCCCAAATCTTGAGTCTCTAGAAAGCGTAGCCTGATTAACAGTTTCTGACGATGCCATGAATGAAAATCCCGATCGTCTATTCTTGAGATAGCACATTCCATAACTTCTTGCATCCGCACAGCATGCTTCCCAGAATATGTATAATATTCTATTTGCTTGTCTGAAGTCTGGTAATCCAACGTCAATCTTGGTCCAGTTGAGGTAGACGTAGTGAGCACCTGTAACGTATTGAGGCTCACCGTTGCACATGAACCACTCACCATCGCTACGCTTGCTATACTCACTGCTGATATATTCGTAATACTTTTCTTTAATATTTTCAGGATACTGTTTAAAATCATTTAATGTTTTAATTTTATCCAGTGTCTCAGGTCTTTTTGTTCTAGTATATACTTGTTCTTCTGGCTTATTACTATTGTATTGAATTTTTTTAGGTGTTGCAGGTAATCCAACTTTTAAACCTTGAATTATGTATATATCACCTAGCGTTCCGTCTTTACTTATTATTACGCAGTCTAAATCTACATTAAATCCATATTTGAATGACTTGGATTTATTCATTTTCTGCACGTACTTTTTATCTAAATGCTCTCGTGTTACCGAGTAAAGCGTTTGCTTATACATTATTTAATTCTTTCTTCAACACCGAAGAAGTTAGTTTCACTTTTCTTAGTGTCTTTACTTACGTTGTTTAACTCTTCTACCTTTTCAATCATAGCCATTGCGTCATCCATTGCAAGTCTATAAGCGGAAGCGGATACTTTAACCTTTTCAGGATCAATCTCCTTTGAGTCCATTTTTCTATTCATTACCTTGATTAATTCGCTAATTGAATTCTCAGCTGCATCAAGAAGTAACTTTTTTGTTTTCGTTATGTCCATAGTTGATGGTTATGTCTTTTGATAAAATTCTATATAATTTACTTCCATCTATATTAAACTCGTATTCTGAATCAGGTGTAAACCCTACTATATCGCCATAGGTCAATCCTAAGGACTCCAAATAGTCATTCATATATATAATGACACCTAAAAGCTTTTGTTCGCTCTCGGTGCTCCATACGTCTTCGTTATCTAAAGGTTTAACGAAACAATATTGATTTAAGCAGTGCCAATTGTCATTTTGCTTGTATGCAAACAACTGATCAGTTGCTACTATGTATCTATCGTCGTCTATGTAACTAGCTGAGTTTCTCTCAACACCGTGAACATCGAACCATCTTCTAAATACATTGTGATGTACTATAACCTCGTCTCCGGGTTTAATTGTAGTGTCAACGTTTATAGGAACGTTTAATACAGTCCCTACTCTGTTAACAAATTCATAATCTCTTTCAGTGATCTCAGTGTTTAAGATCAGTTCTTTACCGTCTACAGATACTTTATCATTGTAGCGGTTTTCAGTTGATATAATATAATTGTAAAGTGATTTCATTTTAGTAATCTAAGTTGTACTCAATTGAGATCGCCATATTACTATTAAAGTTTTTCCAAGGTAACTGTGATCCTTTCTTTTCAATGTATATATTGTAAGATCCGTTCTCTTCTAATATATCACAAATTCTATGGCCTCCATATACTTCTTGGCCAACAGCGTAGTGCATGGCTTCGTTCTTATAGTCTTGGCCGATGCTTATCTTTCTAATAAGTTTCATATAATTAAATTAAGTTTATTTTTTTATTTTATGGTGTATTTGAATACCGGTATAAATTATAGTCAAACATAATACTATAGTTTGAAGTACTGGATTAAATTCTTCAATTGCGCTAAACAAAACTGCTCCTATGTTCAATCCATATATCTTTAAGTCGTTCATTTTTGATGTTTATTATTTCCCATTACTTTTTCAAATCCTCGACTACCAAAATACCCCATAAAAACTATTTGGAGTAAATCTTTAACTGTGTCTAGATCCTCTAACTGATATGCCCAACCAATTGCAAATGCAACCGTTAAGAAAGCTAAAGTTAATGGTCTAACATTAGATGCAAGCCAAGATCCACTTCTTGAATCTGCTACCCATCTTTTAGTTATGCCATTGAACTCATGAACTTCTTGTTCTAATTTCTTTAAAGCAATCTCTTTATCACCTTCTGTCATGTCAGATCCACCGATAATGGCTTTAATAACATTTCCAATAGGAGTACTTCCTGACAAGGCACCTACAACGCCAGGAATCTTCTGTAATAGAAATTTCCCAACGTCAGTGTCTTTAAACTTTTTTTTACTCATTATCGTCCTTGATTATATAAAACTGTTATCTCTGGAGAATCTAATCTCAGTGAATAAACTTGGAATTTAGATATATCAAAATCTCCAAATCTAAATTTGTTTGCACTTACCGTTTCAAAGTCCCTCCCAATGTCTGTTATGTCGTCCATATCCCCAGCAGTACAGGTGCCAGTAAGAACATTGTTTTGATAAAAATCATAAGAATCGCCTAAACCTTTTTGAAAAACAATATGTTCCCAAGTGTTATAAGGTGTTATAGAACCTATAATACGGTTATTATTATTGTCTGATCTTGCATGTTTATAAAACCATCCAGTACCATTAGTAGTACCATCATCTTCCCAGTGTAAACTTTTGTCTGTTGGATGCTGTGACGCATTTGAGAATATAGGTATTTGTCCAGCTACACCAGGATCTCTTAATCTAATCCAAAAAGATACTGAAAACACATTAGCTATAGGCTCTTCAAACTCAAAGTACCTGTCGGTACCTAAAGTAAAAAAACTTGTATCACCATCAGTGCTGTACTGAGGTAATGCAGATCCAGGTGAGCTCAAGATGGCATCGTTGCCGTCATATATGTACCTGTTCTTTGTTTTATTGTAATTACTCAAAACCTGTGAGCTACTAAGCTTGCTATTAAATATAATACCTTCACCTACTTTACCTTCAAAACTTCTTTGTAAAGAATTCGCTACAACACCAGAATTACCAAATAGAACTTGCGCTGGAAATGTATTCCCTCCAAAATCTTGTAATTGTCTATCTATGTCTAAGTCTATAATACCGTCTTGAAGATCATTGCCGTTCTGATTAAATATTATTGTAGTAATAGGTAAACCATTGATATAGAATTGCTTATCACTACCATCTGTACCATCCTCAGTGTAAACTAATTGTTGCCAACCAGCTCCATCAAATCTATCGTTATTCTGATCAAAAGAACTAAACCCAGAAACAGCTCCATGCCCTGTCCCGTGATTTTGTGACGAAGACATTTGTAGACTACGCCCATTAGTTGTTCCTCCTACTATAAACTGCACTAAGTTAATAGTACTAGAATATAAATTTTGAATGGAAAATAATACTGGTGCACTTACGCCAGCAGGGTTTGCTGGTATGTTAAACCAAAAAGAAAAACTCTTGCTGCCTGTTACATCAGTCTTAATAATACCTTTAACGTCATCTAAGTTGCTTCCAGGAAATCGTAAAAAATCAGTAGTAATGTTCTTAACGATAGAGCTAGCCCTTGCCATGTGGCTACCAAATCCAGAAAGATCTAGAACTGCGGCATCAGTCGGCTGTGGACTTACTGAATCGTGCTTATGGGGTGATGCTCTGAATATTATGTCATCCTCACCATCTAGCTTTTCATTTAAAGGAACAGAATCATCCGCAAACGACATGTATGCGTATTCTACTCCCATAAGATTATTAATAGATCTTTCAGACGTTGACCAACTCCATCCATTGTTATTAAACGCTGGGGCTCTAACGGCATAAGCTTGTAATCCTTCAGAAGCTAAGCCTAATTCGTTACTGGTTCCACGTGTACTGTCATATAGTTTCCACTCAAGATCATCACCTGCGCCTCCACTAACTCTTTTAACCATCATCATTTTAGGCTTGAAACCAACGTCATACGCCTCAGCAGTACCAGTTCCAACAAATGTGCCCATCTTGCTATATCCCCTAATCTCAGTAAAACTATATATGCTAGAGTTTGAGGGTGTTGAACTTAAATATGCATTACTTACGTTAACTTGTCCTAGCGTCTGAGAGTTGAGCGCTCCGGCTGGTGCAGCCTCTGATGAAGCGTCACTTGTTAATGAGCTGTATCCATTAGCTATACTCCTAAAAGCATCTTGAGCTACATAAGTAAGTGAATTAAATAGGCTATTTTGTTTTAGAAAAAACATAGATGGACTTACGTTTAATCCATGCTGGAATGAATGAACACTATTTGCGTCTCCACTACTAGAAGGTACATTTATTGCGCTAAACCCGCCTTTTTCATTTACAGTTCTAGTGTAATCACCTCCTGTGCTTGCTTCGGTAAGCGATTCTGTTTCTACAGGATTACCTTTCCAACACCAAGCTGTGTATCTATAGTTAACATTATTTTTATTAATGCTATCACTATCACCAATAATAAAACCGTTGTGTGTAAAACCTAAAACTTCATCAGTAGCAACATAAGATACTCCACTAGCTTCAGTAGCTGTGGTTGCTCCTCTTAAAGAGTCTATAAACCTAATCGGTTGGGTTGTCCCTGGATCACCAGTGTTTTGTTTAAGCATGATAAGCGCAGGCTTAAAGCCCACGTCTATCAGTCTATTAGTTTGGCCATTACCTGTCCACTCTACAACATTAAAGTGTTCAGATGGAGTAATATCAGGTAAGTACCTATGGTTAGTTAAATCTCTCCAAGCACCTGAATTTTCGTCTCCAGCAACGTTTAAGAAACTGTCGCCATCATTGGCATCAAGATTAACCATAAGGCCACGTTCTTGATTACCCTCCGCTACAACGGGAATTGATGATGCTATTAATTGATGATTAACCATATTACATTGTTATGCTATACATAATAACTTCTCTCTTTCCAGTGAGTGCGTTTATAGCGCTTTCATTTCTTTGAATACTAGCTCTTATAACTAGTCTTTCCGCTTTGATTGTTGCTGGTATGTTACCGCAACCGTCCATCTTTCTAATAACGTAAAAGTCAGTTTCAGATAACATCTTACCGGCTATCTTGTTAAGCTCATCTATTTTTGCTAGTTTTAAATCAGCCAGATCACCAAGCTCCTTTAATGAAACATCATAAGTAAACCCAGCTACATTGCTGGATTCACCTGTGATTGTATTCGTATGTTCAATGGTCTTACTGAAATGCAAATTACTAAGTGTATGTACAACCGAGTCGTGTGTCGGCGTAACTACATCATAGAACCCTAGCTCTTCAAGTTTTGAAGGGCTAAGGGTATCTGCTTTTAAGATGGTAGTACCTTTGTGTTTTAAAACTGTTGGTATTTGTCTGTACTTTACGACTTTACCACTCTCTATTCTTGCTTTCATACTATGCTGTTGCTATTGTTGCGTAATACACGGGTGTAGTTGCATCAACACAAGTAACTTGTATTAATGTAGCTCCTGTAGCTGTTGCTGATCCGCCAGAGACTTCTCTAACTGAACTAGGTAGCGTTACTGCAAAATCCCCTGTAATTACTATGTTCTTTGTGTTTGCTAGTTGTGGATTATCAAATGTCAATGTAGTAGCTTCATCAATTGTTACATTGAATACGTCTGCTGCTTGAAAGTCTAAAGTAGCTGTTCCATTTGCTTCTGTTATAGATACCGCTTTTCCTACGAAAGATACAACGTTAGCTAATGTGTGAACTACTTGAATATTATCAGTAGCTGCTGGCGGTGGGTTATCAAATATAACTACGTTACCAGCTACGCTGTAAGTAGATTCAAATTGATAGACTCCGTCAATAAATACATTGATATTCTTTATGTCAACTATCGGAGATGAGATAACAAATGAAGCTTGTGCTCCATCTGCACTAAAGGTGTTCTTTTGTATGGTAGAACTGCTGCCTCCAATTGCATCCCATTGATTAGTGTAACCTTCAAAACTATTGCTTGTTGAGTTAAATCTAATCATACCCGCAACTCCTGTAGGTCTTTGAGCTGGAAGACCTGCTGGTACTTTAAACGATCCAGTTCCTGATGCAGAAACATTTGAATTTGCATCTACAGATAAAGGAGAGTCTGCAAGCGTATCAGAATCTGAGAATAAAGGTATTGTGTTAGCAGTACCAGTTCCATCAACAAATGCTGTATTACCAGCTAAGGCTGTTGTACTTGAAGTACCTAACGCTAGCAAAGCTGTATTACCAGCTAAAGCAGTTGTACCCGATGTACCCAATCCAGGGAAAGAAACTTTAGCAGAGTTGTCTCCTATCGCTGTAGCTTGAGCTGTACTAATAGTAGTAGTGTCACCTTCAAGTGCAGTTCCAGTAGTCGTTCCAATTTCTAGCAAAGCTGTATCACCTGCTAGGGCTGTACCTGCTGTAGTCCCTAAACCTGGGAAAGAAACTTTATTAGAGTTATCAGCTATAGCAGTTGTTTGTGCTGTAGAGATAGTTACCGTGTCTCCTTGCAACGCTGTTGTTGATGTAGTACCTAAAGCTAACAAGCTAGTGTCACCCTCTAATGCAGATCCAGCAGCAGTGCCAAATCCAGGGAAAGCAGCTTTGCCACTGTTAGTTGTAATAGCGCTACTTTGTATTGTAGATATAGTTACTGTATCACCCTGTA